ATCATTTCCGTCACAGGGTGCATCATCAGTAGTGTATGATCCTGCAACTGATATGCTCTTTGCAAAGGTTGACTATCATACTTGGAGCAATGATAATGCAACGAACTTCGTTATCAGAACAAAGCTGCTAAAGATTGATCCTCGTCAACAGATAATTGTAGCTAGCAGAACTCTATGGTCAGCAGGTGAGGATGATAGTTGCTACCCAGCTAACCCGTATTCAGCGCAAAAGCTGAACCTGGTAGACGGCGAGCTTGTTTGTCGCGCTCTTGATAGCGACGGGTATACAAACATTCACTATGAAGCATTTGACACTAATTTAAATCCAATTTACAGGTACAAAGCTCCACACTTTGGCCTACCACCTTCATTACAGGGTAATAACACTAGCATTTCAGATCGTAGCAATGGCCCTTACAATAAAGCCGGTAGCAGCTATTACGTGTATTCGGCTCCTTTTACAGGTGGTCCATATTCAGCATACCCTACGGTCTATAGCATTGACCCGTACTATAATAATGTAACCTTTTTGCTCAATCACCTTGATAACAGTACTCGTTTCAAGCTTAAAGATCAACGTGGACATGACTTAATTGCAACAGGTTATCCTGTAACTTCGACAGATAGCTTGAGCACTGGTTTAGGTACATTTACTGAGTTTTATTTGTCAGACAAGCTGACATGCCCGCTGAGCTCAGATTTTGCATTGCCTGGCGATTTTACAATTGAGTTTACAGTCAACTTTGGGGGTGTAGGCGGGCTTTCAGCATCAGCTACTACGATCTTAGGCACGCAAATTCCGTTTGCTATGCCTGAAGCAAACATCTCGGTTTCGTTTACGAATGACGGTACAAGTTACCCTTCAGCTGTTATGACAGCTGTCGTGCTTGGAACTACGCTTACTTATACAGATACGACAAACGCTAGTACGATGCCTAATTCAGATGGCATCTTAAGATCCTTGTCTGACCATCACGTAGCTATCACGCGTACCGGTTCTGCTATCGCGATGTTTTTAGACGGAGTGCTTGTGGCGTCTGGCACAAATTCAAGCACAGGACCTGCTACGTCTATCGAGCTTGGCAATGCGTTCAATGGCAAGCTCTATGAGGTACGCATCACGTCCGGCATTTGCAGGTATACAGCCGATTTCACACCACCATGGCTTGCTAAAAACGCCGGCGCATACTCGAAAACTAACTTATACAAACGAACTGTCACGACTTATGTAGCAGATGGCACATGCACACCTGCTAACACATTTGGTTTATACACGAAAACTGTCACAAGTGGGTATGCTAAGTTTGACATCACGCAAACATCGCCAACTATTCCATTTTCGCTTAACACAAACACGATCATATACAATGAAGTCACGAATGAGGTGTGGGGCTTTGCATCAGATGATCTTAACACTATCGGTGAAGCTGCTGCTAACATTGGCGTACGTTGGAACATTTCAGCTAACACGCTTACCTTGATTACTAAGCAGGGTATCATGACCAAGCCATCCGTTACGGCTGGCTCTATTACCAAGCATGATTTTGACCTAAACAATGGCGTTCAGTCATTTGGCACTATCTCGAATTACGGCTTAGCGATTACAAACAGCCATGTGCGTTCAGGATTTACAGGTAGCTTAGAGCTGCCTAAGAGCAGCACATATGCAAGATTACCTGCATATACAGGAATCGGAAGCGGCTCGCCTACATTAGGATCATCGGCTTGGTCATTAGAGCTGTTTTACTATAATCCTGTGCTTCAAACAGAAGCAACGCCTGACGTGTTACTTAGTGAAGCATCAGCATCACCTGGCTTCGAAGTAACGGCTACCCGTTCAGCTACAAATTGCGTCATCAGCTTTAGAGTTCATAACGGGACAACAACCGTCACTGTTCCGTCATTAAGCACGTCAGCAGAGGATATCGGCGTTAGTTCATGGGCGCATATAGCTTTAATTCGGAGCTCGAACTTGGTGCTCGGCTTTGTAAATGGTACCCTTACGCATCAGCTGACGTTAGGTTCTTCCGGCACCTCTATTGCAGGTTCATTTGCAAAAGCCTTCATCGGTTGTAGTTCGACAAAAACTAACTTTGCACGTGGGCATATTCAGCAGCTGCGCTTCACGCGAACGGCTCTTTGGACTGCAAGCTTTACAGCACCGACTACGCTAACAGCTGTAGCCATTTCAGGTTCGGGTTACCCGTCGAGCATCTATAAACCTACAGTGCTCTCAACGGGTGATGTAATCGCACCAATCATGATCGGTGCGAGTCATGGAGCGCAACAGTTTAATCAAACAGGCGTGCTGCTTGGTGAGTACGGCTTTACAAATGCCATAGATTCAGCTGAAGTTAATGTTAACATCTATTCAAACTCAAAGTTCAATGTCGTTGAACCGTTAGGAAAGCTGTTGTCAATTACATTTGGTTCGGGTGGAGTCGGCCGTTACGTAGAACAATTTACAATTGGCACTTATTCAAAGACGCCGACAAGAGTTAAGCACGTTTATGGATTTCTTGCATCTGACCCGTTTACTGAGCTGAGCTCTGGATCACCGGCGATCTATAGCATTGATAAGTCATCCGTGTTCGGTATCCCGTCAAATGGCCGAGCTGTTACAACCAACTTTAAAACTATTCAACCTACCGCAACAGAGCTCAACATCAATGATGTTGGTTATCTCTCTACCGACTTTGCTGCGCCGATAGTAAGTGGGGCGATCACATATAGCTACGGTACGTTCCCCTCAGGTTCATACACCGGCTATGATAATGTTCAATGGTATAAGTTCTTCCATGATGGCATAAAGACACACATGGTTACGCTTGTTCAGCCGTCAAATGCTGCTGATGTGGCAGCACAAAGTAACATGATTGATAGGCTGTTAGCCTTAGGCTTATACAATGATACAGGTAAGCTGCTTTATAAGACCAACAACGCGACCAACTATGCAACATCGGCAGGCGTTGATACAATGCTGCCGATCTCTGGCTTCAACTACGACATTAACTATGTCAGCGCGACAGTACCGTATGCATTCCCGCTAACTGTGCTCAAGTCATACCCGATCGGCTACTACTATGTGGCTGTTGCTAGCCGTTTGTCTACGTCTGTGCCTGGTGTAGGTGATCAGCAAACTATCAATGAGCATCTGACATTTTCAGATGTTGAGTTTGACGTGAAGCAAACGCCTATCTCAGTAGGTGGCGCATACTACACGTACCAAGAGAAAGCAAGATTGAGCTTTGAAACTGCTGAGCCATTTGTAGAAACTTACGGTAGAACGGTAACGCCGATTGATTCGAGCGTTGATGGTACAGATTTATCACAGGAGACTGTAACTCCTATCGCAGGCACAGGTTCTTTAGCTCTTCGCCTGTCAAAAATTGGTACTGCACCGCTGCAAACGGTGAGCTTCAGCTTTACAAATGCATTAACGCCGGTTGACGCCTCTTGGACTAGCACGCTTGGTAAATTCGATTCGCACCTAGGTACCCTTAGCTCGATTGCGCTTACCCTAACAGGCGCTTCAAGCGGCGCAATTCAAATTACGTTAAGCGGAAGCTCACCTGCGTCACAGACTGTGCGAGGAAGGGGCAATGCATCATACTTCGTGTTTAGTTCAGTACCTGCGTTGAGCACCATCTTAGATAATAGCGGATCCGAGCTTTTTATCTCTGTCATCGACACGACCTCGACTGTCGTGACACCGGGTTCTGTGAACACGTTCAATCTGACAGGAACAGCAAGCGCGTCGCCTGACTTGTCAACTGTATTTGCTGCGCTTAGCCAAGCAGGTGGCGGTACGTTTACCATCTCTGGCACCACGATTACAGGCTTTAGCTTATCTCAGACAGGTGGCAGCTTTGCTACCATTACGAATAGCTCGATGTCAGTTGGCTTCTCAGGCACGATCACGTACACGTACTCATAATGCCACTTGTAATAACTCCTACACCGTACCTGCTTCTTGCCGATGACGCTGACTTAAAGCCAGGTGCGACGCCGTTTATTTTTAGCTTTGCAGTCAAGCTGAACTTACCAACTAGCTTGCGTAACGTAATGGCGCTTAACGCTTATTACGGTCCTATTGCTGCATTTCAGGACATTCAAGTCTTCATAACGACCGCTGACCATACCAATGTTAAGTTTCGCATCCACATTGGCACAACAGTTCAAACGCCGTTCACAAGCGCGTTGATCTCTGATTTTACACCGTCACAGAATATTGTAAACAACACCACTTACGTGCTAGCTTTTCAGCGTACCAGCGCCGGGACAGCAATCAACTTCTCGATTAATGGTTCGATTGTCAGTGCGCCAGCAGTCGGTGTCAATGACACGCTTGTCAATTCGATTCCGGCAGGTCGTAGCATCTGTTTAGGCATTCCTCCTTCGAGCGTGATCACAGGTGCAAATGCGTTACCTGATAATCCGACGGCAACAGGTTCGGCAATCTTTGACGATGTATTCGTTCAGCTTCTTTCGAACGCTGGTAACACGTTTAAGTATAGACTTCGAACAAGCACGTTCATCGATTAATGACGTACCGGCGGCAGGCATTGACTCGACCATGACCATATGAGCTTTCGGGTGGCCTATGTGGGCAACCTTAAAATGCATCAGTGCAGAGAGGCGTGATAAAATAGTCATACTTTAGGATAGTCATATGCATACACGAGCCAAACTTCGTAGCTCCTTTTCTGTGTCTTTTATGCCTGTAAACGGCAGCGGAATGCTCCAACCACTTGAGACCTTGATCCTCGCGGTTGACCTAGGTACTGAAGTCTTTGACCAGCTAGGGAACAGCTCTCACCGTAACAATACGGTGATCCTTTGGGTAGCTGATGACGTGAACAATGAAGCCATGTCAACGATCAGGATTTGGGCTGATATGGGCAATCAGCCGTTTAAGCTCGTCGTCACAATCTATGATAACAGCGTTGCTAAAGACATGTTTGTCTTTGAAGGTGCTGTTATCAATGCTCTTCAGCATTCAATCTTCACTCGTGAGAGTCAAGATGAAAGAGTTCTTGGCGCAAATAACAACTTGACAGCCGTGGTCAGGCCACCTGTCTCGCGCGAGACATCAGCAAAGCTTCTACAAATCGCTTTCGGCGAGATGCAACACCACATCATGAACGGTATTCAATGATTTGCATTTATCAAAATGATTATGTCTAAGACATACAGATACGCTTCTATTGTCCCACTAATAGGTGGGGAAACCATTGCTGCGCAACAAATCACAGGTTGTGATCCTGAAGCATTGCTTTCTTACAAAGTTTTTGCTGATAATGAAAAGAGCCTCCGCGCTTACTTCCCTAGCGTACCGTATGAGGTGCTTGATGACGGTGGCAGCCAAACAGCTGGTATGAACGCTGACTTCATCACAGCATTATGCCCATGCGCTGGCTTGTCAACGTTAGGTACAGGCTCGCCTGAGATGCGTGAGGCTGCCAACCACTGGATGTTTGCGTCTGCGAAGCACGTCCTTGAGAACCTGAAGCCGCGCGTGTTCTGGGGTGAGAACGCACCAGGCATGTACAACAGCAACCGTGGCGAGTCGGTGCGTGAACGGCTGAAGGCTATCGCTGAGGCTAACGGCTACACGATGTCCTTTTACTTTACAAGCACCCACCTGCACGGTGTGCCGCAGCGTAGGCATCGGACCTTCTACTTCTTCTGGCGCGAGAAGGACCGGATTCCGGTCATGCCGTACTTCTTCAAGCAGGCCCCGACTTGGGGTGAGTACATGAAGCTGGTGCCGAAGGACGCAACCCAGCATGAGGATGACAAGCCACGTGCGTACAAAGCTCTGAGAGCTACACGCTTTGCTAAGTTTGCAGCGGCTCAGTTAGGCGATGATTTTCCTGATTTCATTCGAAATCGGATGCGTGAGCTCAACAAGACGATGATCACCGTCCAAGACTTTGTGCTGCGAGATCCTGCCGCTCCCGAGAGGCCAAAGCAGATGCGTGACTGGTACACACAGGCGGCACAAGCGGCAGCTGACCCCCGTGCCGCAGCCTACTTTGATCGCATTCATGAAAAGATGGGCCAAAACAAGGGAATTTGGGATGATTCTCCTGCTATCTTCTTGCCTGAGGTCAACTTCAACGCTCTGATCGGTCGGACCACTGACTCAGCCCATCCGTATGAGCACCGGTCACTGACGGTACGTGAGTGCCTGCACATGATGGCGCTGCCGAATGACTTCGAGCTGGTGACGAAGACCATCAACCACATCTGCCAGAACGTGCCTGTCTGCACGGCTGCGGACATGGCTCGCGGCGTCATCGCTTACCTGAATGACGAGCTGCCGTTTACCGACGGACAGACCCTCTACCAAAATAACTTCAAGAGCGTCGTCGAGAAGACCGAAGGCGACTCAAGGCTAATCACGTTCTAAATCATGCTAACGCTAAAAGACTTTCTGCTTGCTACCGACTATAGGGTGTCGGAGCTCTACAACTATCAGTGGCAATCCTACGGTGACCGTGCGGCTAACATGAGTTATGTTGCAGGCGATCTCGCGAGCATCTCTAGTTCTGTAAGCATTGTGTATGATCTGAGGACCAATGAGGCTTACGAGATGCAGGCTTGGGATGCCGTGAACAATCGCGAGTACCGTTGGTTCAACCCTGCATATAAGGAAGCTCACGAGCAGGAGGCAAAGCGGCGTGGTGTTGACACGAAGCAATCATATGATAACAACAAGTTCATCGACCTTGAGGTCGAAGAGGACATCATCGAAAAGGTGACCGCGATTTCTCGTGGATTGCCTTATGATGAAGGGGTTCTGATTCCGCTGGACATGACAGACGCTGAGTTCATGACGGTGGCGTTAGCGGCTCACAAGGCCAACATGACGCTGAATGCGTACATGAATAACATACTGGCTGAGATAGTCAAGCAAGAAAAAGCTAAGCCTTCAATCAAGCCAAAGAAGAAAGCTTGCAAAAAGAGTTGCAAAGGCTGTAACTGTGGCTAATGCTTACTATCCTTGTAGCCCTGTTGAGGATCGACCGATGAACCCTCCTGTTAGTCCAATGTTCATACTTAAAAGCATTAAGAGGAACGTTAGCTGGATCCTTGATAAGCACGTGCAGGTCAATGACCTAGCGACTAATTACAACGTGCACAATATGATCGAAAATTACATGCTTGACCTTCAATGGGCGAAGGGCATTGATGATTATCAAATAAACTCAAAAGGCCTATTGGATGATCTTTCAGGTGATTTTTCTATTTCGATTTGGGTCAGGCTAAGAGGCGCGTCCAGGTTTAGCAAGATCCCATCGGGTATGACAACGAAGAAGCTTGACAATGCGCCAATCAGTGATCAACTTAAAGGCTGGGTCGCCGCCCGAAGGGTCGGTCTTCATAGCGAGGCCGAGCAAGTGGGGCAACCCCTTCCACATCGGCAAGGATGGCAGCCGAGCAATAGTGATCGAGAAGTACCGCCAGTGGATCCTCTCGAATCCTGAGCTCCTGTCTCAACTAGAGGAGCTCAGAGGCAAGACGCTCGTCTGTCATTGCGCTCCTAAGGCTTGTCACGGCGACGTGCTTCTCGACCTCCTAAATCCTCACCCTAAGCTGCTCTCATTTTGAAATTGGCTAGTAAATACTCTTTGTAGCTGCAAGCCTACTTATAAAAGCTGCTTACGCTAACGCAACGCAGACCGTCATGAACCACCTTGCTGCAGCTACACTCATTCTAGGCTAAACGTCTCGCAAATGCCGCCGTGATACAATACTACGGCGGCATTTTACTCTTCACATTCAAATAAGATGACAAAGATCACAGTAGTTAAGCGGACAGGTGCACGAGTTCCGCTGCAGATAGAGAAGATTCAAAAGCAGGTGGCTCTCGCTTGCACTGGCATCGCTGATGTCTCCCAATCATTGGTTGAGATTCGCGGCCAGCTCGAGCTTTATGACGGTATCGAGACCAAGGTCATCGATGAGCTGCTGATCAGATCTGCTGTCAACCTGATCACAGACCCTGACGGTCACGTCAACTATCAGTATGTTGCAGGCAGGCTTCGGATCTCGACCTTGCGTAAGGATGTGTATGGCAAGTACACGCCCCCGCCGCTCTACTCGATCGTACAGCTAAACGTTGCAGCAGGTGTGTACACACCTGACCTCCTAACTTGGTACTCAGCTGAAGAGTGGAATCAGATTGACACCTTCATCGACCACGAGAAGGATGAGGACTATAACTACAGCGCCATCGAGCAGCTCATCGACAAGTACTTGGTGCGCAACCGAGTGACCGGTAAGATTTATGAGACGCCCCAGGTTCGTTATGCAATTGCCGCTGCCACGGCATTCCATGCCGAATCCAGATCGTCGCGGCTCAAGCTGGTTAAGGATTACTACAACTGCGCTTCCGACGGCCTCTTTACGCTGGCTACGCCGGTGCTCGCTGGCTTAGGCACTCCCACCAAGCAGTTCAGCTCATGCGTGCTCATCAAGGCTGATGACACCCTGAAGAGCATCTTTGCCTCAGGCGAGATGATGGCTGACTATGCATCGAAACGTGCAGGCATCGGCCTCGAGATCGGTCGGCTGCGCCCGTTAGGCTCGCCTATCCGCGGCGGTGAGATCAAGCATACAGGCTTGATCCCGTTTCTCAAGAAGTGGTTTGCTGACCTGCGTTCATGCTCGCAAGGCGGCATTCGAAATGCTTCATGTACAGTATTTTATCCGCTTTGGCACGCACAGTTAGAGGATCTGTTGGTTCTCAAAAATAATCAAGGTACAGATGAAACGCGAGTTCGGCACTTAGATTACAATGTTGTGCTAAGCGGGCTTTTCTTCAAACGACTTCTTGCTGGTCAAAACATTACGCTGTTTAATCCTAATGAAGTTCCTGAGCTTTATGAGCTGTTTTATCGAGACATTGATGCATTTGATGCAGCTTACATTAAAGCTGAAGCTGATGCGACTATTAAGCTTAAAAAGGTGCTAACAGCAGATAGTGTGTTTAAGCAGCTTATTAAAGAACGCACAGATACAGGTCGAATCTACCTAACATTTATTGACAATGTACAGAAGCAGGGGCCATTTGATACTAAGATCGACCCAATTTACCAGTCAAACCTCTGTGCCGAAATAGCCTTGCCGACAAGGGCTTTCCAACGCATAGACGATGACGCAGGCCGGGTTGCGTTGTGCACGTTAGGGAGCATTAATTGGGGTGCATTCAGAAATCCTGAAGATATGAAGCGCGTTTGCCGCGTGCTTGTGCGCTCGCTTTGCAACTTGCTCGAGTATCAAGATTTTCTTAGTATTCAATCAAAGTTGTCAAATGATGAGATCATGCCGCTCGGCGTAGGAATTACCAATCTTGCTTATTGGCATGCTAAACGAAATCTTAAGTACGGTGAGGAAGAAGCTTTAGGTGAAGTAAAGCGTTGGATGGAGCATCAAACTTTTTTCTTAACAGAAGCTACAGTTGATCTAGCGCGTGAACGGGGTGCATGTTTAAATTCAAAGCAAACATACTATGGTAAAGGTGTTTTCCCTTGGGAGCGTCGGGCGACAGGTGTAAATGAGCTTACTGATTTTACTCCTGAGCTTAACTGGGAGCCTTTAAGAGCTGAGATGCTCAAGTACGGCGTACGAAATGCCACAGTTTCTGCTGTTGCCCCTGTAGAATCATCTAGTGTTGCGATTAGCTCGACAAATGGGATCGAGATGCCTATGGCTCTGATTAGCATCAAAGAGTCAAAAGGTTCGCTGTTAGTGCAAGTGGTGCCTGAGTACACAAAACTTAAAAATAAGTATCAGCTCATGTGGGAGCAACCTGACTGCATTGAATATTTGAAGACTGCAGCTGTAATTGCAGCTTATACTGATCAAAGTTTAAGTACTAATACTTTTTACCAGCCAAAATTTTTCAAAGATCGTAAAGTACCACTGCAACTCGCACTCAAAAATTTGATGCTTGGATATAAGTGGGGTTTGAAAACGTTTTATTATTCATTAATTGACAAACAAGGATCAAAATCGAATGATGAGTCTCTTGTAATCAAATCTAATTTAGTAGCTGATGAGCAGCTCGAGGATTGTGAAGCATGTAAGCTTTGATTTAGGCAAAACGCAGATGCCCGTAAGGCATCAGGGACTAAGGATCAAGTAGAAGATACGCTAACAGGATTTAGTTATATTGAAACTAATACTGTTTCGGCTACTACTGATCAATGACGATCTTATCAATAAACGATATAAGGTTAAAGCTTATGAGCCAATATGATTTTTCAACACAGACAGATTATTTGTCTAGAACAATGTTTTTAAATGGGCAAGTAACTGTTCAGCGTTTTGAAGAAGTACGATATCCAAGATTAGAAAAATTTGAGCAAACAGCGCGCGGGTTCTTTTGGATTCCAGAAGAAATTACATTGGTAAAAGATAAACAGGATTTCAAAGAATCATCAGAAGCCGTACGTCATATTTTTACTAGTAATTTGCTTCGTCAAACAGCATTAGACTCAATACAAGGTAGAGGTCCAGCCCAAGTATTTGGGCCAGTAGTTTCGGTCCCAGAATTTGAATCTTTGCTGTTTAATTGGAGCTTCTTTGAAACAAACATTCATAGTCGCTCATATGCACATATTATCCGAAACATCTATGGTGTGCCGAAGGACGAGTTCAATAAGATTCACACGATTCCTGAAATTGTAGGCATGGCCGCTAACATCGGCGTGCACTATGATCGGCTGCATGAGCTGAACTGCCGTGCTCAGCTAGCTGAAAAGCTTGATTTGCTTGATAAGGCTTTGTTTTCAACAGGGTACTCGATTAAGCCTTCTTCAGAAGAGCACATCGACGCCATTTGGATGGCCCTCAACGCTAGTTATGCACTCGAAGCTATCCGCTTCATGGTCTCCTTTGCCACGTCGCTCGGCATGGTCGAGAACAAGCTCTTCATTGGCAACGGCAACATCATCAGCCTGATCCTCCAAGATGAGCTGCTGCACACTGAGTGGACAGCCTACATCATCAACCAATGCGTCAAGGATGATGAGCGCTTCAGGGCTGCCAAGGAGCGCTGCAAGGACAAGGTCTACCAGCTTTACCTCGATGTCATCGCTGAGGAGAAGGCCTGGGCTGACTTCCTCTTTAAGAAGGGCGTGGTCATCGGCCTCAACGCACAGATCCTCAAGGACTTCGTTGACTGGACAGCGGCAGAGCGCCTCAAGCTTATCAACATCAAATACGAAGAGAAGATCCCAAAATCGAACCCGCTCCCGTGGTTCAACAAGCATTCGAACACTAGCATCAAGCAAACCGCTTTGCAAGAGAACGAGTCAACTTCATATATAATTGGTGTACTTGATGATGACCTGAATGTAAATGGCTTGCCTTCGCTCTGAGATTAATGCTGCATTATTAGCAAGGAAAAAAAGCGCTAATGTTTCATCGGCGCTTTCTAAGATTCAGCTAGCTGAGCTTATAAAATTTGCAAGTACTTATAATATCACAGCACCCATTATCGAATTAGCCTATCGGTATGTTCATAATATCATTAATGACCCATTGTGCAAAACTTGCCAGACCCGCTTAGAGCTTAAGACATATGAAACTGGTTTTAGGCAGTATTGCTCTAAACGATGCATGAATGATATTAATGCAGAACGAAGAACAAAAGCAAAAGCTACACTAACTGAAAAGTATGGTGTAAGTTCCCCATTTGAATCTCAGGTGATTAGAAATCGTGCTAAGCAAACTGCGCTTATCCGCTATGGCGTTGCAAATGCGGGTGGGACTAAAGCCGCTAGAGAGCAAGCAAAGCAAACGTTTTTAGCAAAATCCGGTTATGATCATCCTATGCGTTCACCGGAGCATAAAGGTAAATTTATAGCTAGTTACCAAGCATTCTTAGCCAATGACGAAGCATTAGAAAGTAGGTCAATGCAAGCTTGGGAGACTAGACTTGCTAACTGGTTACCCAAACGCTTGGCTTTAATTGAAGCTGCAGGGTTTAAACCATTATTTGCGTCACATGAATATCTAGGCCACGCTGTTGAACATAAATGGTTACATGTGTGCTGCGGTACCGAAGTAAATGACAATATTATCAATGGGTCAAACCCACGGTGTCATGTTTGTGAACCAAAATTTAGGTCGAGGATTGAGCATGAAGTTGCGCTTTTCATTGAAAGCTTAGGTGTTTCGATTAAGCGAAATGATAGAACAGTACTCGATGGTCTTGAGCTTGATATTGTAGTTCCGAGCCAGAAATTTGCCATCGAGCTCGATGGTGTATATTGGCATACTGAGTTAAAAGGTAAAGATAAGCATTATCATCTTAAGAAAACTCAGCTTGCGGCTAAAGCTGGTTATCAGCTTATGCACATTTTTGACGATGAGTGGATTGACAAAAACGCATTAGTTAAGTCAATGATTACCCATAAGTTAAACTTAGCAACATCGATTAAAATTTACGCTCGAAAATGTAAAGTTGAAGCTATTTCAAAAGCTGAAGCCGCACAATTTTTAATAGCTAATCATTTGCAAGGTTCTTGCGTTGACGCATACAGACTTGGCGCATATTATAATGATCAATTAATTGGCGTCATGACATTTGGGAAGGCCCGGTTCGAAAAGCTAAAACGCACGGAGCTTTTAAGATTTGCTATTAAACAGGGATATCATGTACCTGGTCTTGCCTCTAAGCTCTTAGCTGTATATAGAGCTGAGTTTAATGATGACTTAATTGCTTATGCTGATCTTAGACATAGCACCGGTGGTGTTTATACAAAATTAGGTTTTCGAAAAATAAGTCATTCTGAGCCTGCTTACTGGTATGTTGCAGTAGGCGATAAGAAAAGATATCACAGATCGTATTTTATGAAGCATAAGCTGGCTGATAAGCTGCTAATGTTTGATAAAACTCTTTCAGAGAGCGAAAATATGAAGCTTAATGCATATACTCGTATCTATGATTGTGGAGCTTTAAAGCTTCTTCTACCTAAAAATGCTTTTTAAATGTTTACTGTTTACACCAAAGAAGGCTGTCCCCAATGCGACAATGTCAAGGCTCTGCTCTCGACAAAGCAACAGCCGTTTCACGCCGTCAAGATCGGCGCTGATATCACGCTCGACGCATTCCGTCAGTCATACCCGCAAGTAAAAGCCGTGCCGTTCATCGTCGCTGAAGATCGCGTCATTGGCGGCATGCACGAGCTTAGCAAGCTCTTCGCCGATAAATAAGAAAACCCCACCCATTAGGAGTTCCCATGTCCCTCGCAGGAAAAATTCACACCATCACGATCAACCGTACAGGCGCTTCTGGCTCACCGGTGATCACGTTCGTCGGCCTTCAAGTTTCTGACTTTGTGCACGAAGCAGGCTTCACAACCGCGACGTCGGTTATCAAGGACGACATCGCACAAACGATCAATGACACGTATACTGTCAAGATCGCTTACCCGAACGGCAGCGTCCCGGCTGCATCGACGACTATCGCTAATTTGGTGACAGCAGCATCTTCCGCTGTAACTACAAAGTTTGGCGCTGGCGAGCTCGCATAATTACGGAAAGATAGCATATGACAACATTGCTCCAAGAAATTCAAGCGGCCTGTACCGCAGAAGAGCTGCTTGAAGGTAACCAGCACACAATGGCCGCTAAGGTCAATGCGGCTCGCGTTGCAGCCGGCGTTAAGCTCGTTCAGACGAAGATGATCAGCGAGCGTGGCGTCCGTGCTAAGCTGGGGCCCGTCGTGGGCTCCAAGTTCATTCGACTGCTCGCAGATCTAGAAGCTGCGGCAAAGACCGACTCGGTCCCAGATTGGCTAACAGCCATTCTGACAGCCATGAGCGTGCCTGCTGAAGACCACATTTACTACCTAGAGACCCTAGGTTGCGGATATGATTGGCTTCGGACAGCTGACGGACTGGACCTTGGCGATGCAAGCGTTCGTAACTTGCTTGACCTGATTGCAGCTGGCAACCCCGAGCTGACAACCGGCGTTGTGTCGTTGAAGGCCATGGCAGAGCAGCCTGCAGTGGCTGTAACATGGCAAGAATGCGCTGCTGCGCTAGGAGCATAATCACATGGCATTCGCAAAAACCAACCCAGCAACTATCACGTTACCTTCAGGCCTCAACAGCTTGTCAAGCAGCGCGACAGCTTGCATGCAATCAGACGCTGTTACAACAAGCTTGACAAACAACATTACTGGCATCACTGCTAAGTGGGCGATTAACGTAGGCGCAATTACAGCTTCTTCGTCAACAGTCGTTAACGTCTTTGTTTGGGGCACCGACGATGACAGTGGCCGGCCTGGTTATCAAGCCGGCTCAACTGAAGTTATCGCAGCAACAGCAGGTGCTATTACGTTGTCAAGCTTAGGTACAGCGGCTTTAAAGTTCTTGAAGACGACTCTCTGTCATACAGCAAGCCAAACGGTAGCTGATGAAGCTGACATCGTAACGGTGCTAGGTTTCATCCCGCGTAAGTGGGGTTTGGTGTTCATGAACCAGACAGGTGCGGCTCTTGCATCCTCAGGCCACTCAGCTGAGTACGTCGAGAACTACTACAACTAACCTTAGTTTATAGAGAAATTATATCATGGAATTTGCTAGCGGAAACGTGTTTATTCGTGAGATGGCATTTGCTAAGGCAGGTGACGTTGTTGAAGGTCATAAGCACAACTTCGATCATACTACCTATGTGATTCGAGGCGCGCTGCTAATTGAGAGCCTTAACGAAGATGGCACCGTCAAGCAGTCAGCGATCAAGCGCGCGGTTGACGGCCGTAATTGGGTGCTGATTAAAGCCAACGTGAGTCATCGACTCACGGCCCAAGAGGATAATAGCATGGGTCATTGCATCTATGCTCATCGGACCCCGCAGGCCGAAATCGTGCAAGATTACGATGGGTGGACTCCAGCCTATGTGTGAGCTGCTCGTTCGCGTAGTCAGCAAGAATAATGATGATGATCCCTATCTTGACGCAAAGTGCCTCAAGCGCGGCGACGTTG